ATACTCCTGCAAGGGATTGGGGAATGCCCTTTTCGCGTATTAGTGCCCAGCTTCGATTGATGAAATACGTTGAAGAGCAAGTGTCTGATCCGCCGCAAGGTGGAAGTGTGATAGCACCACCGTCTGATAATCCTTTGCTGAATCGTCCGTCTAACCAGAACTTAGACATTATCAGGAGGCATTAGTGAGCCTACTATGTCCTAATTGCCATAAGTTTTTGATTGCCGGTCCTGTTGACTCTCATCTCTTTTGCAATTGCAATCAAACTGAGGAGGAGAAGCCATTGAATAGTGCTACTCATTGCCCTACATGTCACAAGCCCTACTGGACTTATCCCACTTATGTAACCTCGCTAGTGTATATCGCAGGTGGAAAGGCGTATCGCATCTATCCTACTGACTTCTGCACTGGACATGTTTCTTTGTCTTCAGTATTGCCAGAGATACAAGAGAGAACGAAAGTGCCGAAAGTTTTTTATGATGCATTCGAGAGTGAAGGCAATGAACAAACAAACTAGACCTTTTTGCATGCCAATCAAGTCCCCTTCAGGTGAAACTGTCGGGTTAGTATCTACGGCAGGCGTCGAACTATGGGATAAGAGGCTCAAGCGATGGGACGTATACACACTTGACACACTAGTTAAGATACATACTCAAGTAGTGAGTATGGCAGAGGTAGTTGAGCAGAAGAAAGAAATGGCTTGATGCGAGATCAAAAATTTACCAGTAGCGTGATTGGTGGTGCATCCTTGATATTTGGGAATGCTTAACTCTTGCAAAACTTGTATCGTCATGCTATTCTAATAACTAAAGACTATTGATTAATAGTTTCCCATAGACCAAAAGAATATATGAGGCCGTAGGTCGCCTATGCAAACGGCATAGGCGACTTTTTTTACGCCATGCCGCATCTCGACAAACTGAGAGGTGCCAGGTGTGAAACAGGCGACAATACCAAGAACCAAAGTCCCGATTAAGGGGCAAGAAGAGAAGTACTACTCGCAAAAAGCGCGGAATAAGATGCCCGATTCCGACTTTGCGGGGCCTCACCAGAGCTATCCGATTCGCACTCAACAGGATGTTTACAATGCTGCCCGCCTCGTTGGACATGCAGCCGATCCCGCAGCCGTAAAAGCGGCTATCATCAGAATCGCAAAACGTAAAGGTTTCAAGTTACCGGATAGTTGGCAAACGGAAGAGAAACCCAAAGAGGCTGCCGCGCCCACTGCCGCCTTTCAGCCGAAGTCTCGCATTGCTCGTATCAAGTCCTATTTCCTTGAGGATGATGCTATCAGTCTGAATGGTCGCCAGTATCCAAAGGAAGCGGTAGATCGACTCATCCAATCCGCTCAAGTACAACTCAGTGATCCCAACGCACTACCGCTTACCTGCTACCTCTCACATGATAGTGCTGACCAGGATCGTACACGTGATATCGCTGGCAAGATCACCTATGTGGGACGCGAGGGACGCAAAGGGTATGCGCTTATAGACATCCCCGATACCGCAGCGGGGCGCGATGTTGTATCGCTCATCTCCGGTGGCTATATCCGTTCTCAAAGTCTTCGTGCTAGTGGGGCAGAGATGAGGGTTGATAGTGAGCACACCTTTCCTCTTGTGGGAGGAACTGGATTGAAGTTGGAGGGCGTCGATTTTACTTCTTCGCCAGGACTTCCGCAAGTTGCACGCATTGAGGACATAGTTACAGAGTCTCATGAACCTCAGACTTTGAGCGAGGTCTTCAACGCACACCCCAATTCTATGTTATTGGAGGAACTTCCACCCATGTCAACGCCTATTCAGGAAGAGACAATCTATCCCCTCACATCAGGGGATTCCATGAGCGTGACGGGGGGAGATCCTCGTGACGACTATTCCAAGCGCACATATTCCATGCCGCCAAGCATTTCGGATGATAGTGGCGCATCATCTGCACTTACTGATGTACATGATCGCATTGCTTACGTGATGGGCAAGGGGTGCGCTCCCGACACGATGGAGGCTGTACGACGTTTCGGCACTGACATTGTGCTAGAACGCGAGAAGTTGCAAGAGGCGGGGGCTAAGCTTTCCGCATCCACTAAAGGTCACTTGATGAAAGCACATGATGGGGTCGCACAACATCTTGGTATGGAGTGCGCCGACTCATCTGCTGGCAATGATGGGATGCAAGATGGGGATGATGACGACCTATCGAGTCGAGATAAAGAGAACCTGACAAGGCAAGACGTTGAGGCGATGGTACGGGAGGCCGTTCAAGCAGCGCAACCTAAAGTATCCCCGCCAGTTCAACAGAAGGAGACGAAGAAAACTATGACCAAAGAGGAAGCGGCTCGGCTCCTTGCTGAAGCTGGCTACGAGATCAAGCCGCCTAAGACCAAAGATGAGCTAGTGCAAGAGCAGATTGACGCCAAACTTGCAGAACAGCGCCAACAGATGGAAGCGCAGCAGGCGGCACTCCTGGCTCAGATGGAAAAGATGGAGAAGATGCTGACAGAGCGTATGAACCCATACGCTGCTCGTGTTCAGCGTCAAAGCCTGGTTGAAGGTGCTAATGCTCAGGAGAAGCCTAAACGGCCTTACTACCGCAATGGCGACTATCTGAAAGAGCAGCTACGCGGTCTTGACCGACGCGAGTTGTTGGATCGTTCTCGTCCACTGCCAGAGGGGATTGATCCAGAGCGCCTGCTTAACGAACTACAGAAAGAACTTTTAGGTTTGTATGATGCTCGATTTGGTCTCTCAGGAGATGGCGATTGGGCTGAGTTGAATTTGGGGGTGATGTAATGCCAGCTACTCTCCAGGAGATCAGGGAAGCGTTCACCTTGGCCGGTGGTGCATCAAATTTAACACCGAAGATTATAGATAGGTTGTTAAATGAACTGCAACGCAAGTTTGGTCCGTTACATCGGGCAATACCCCGTAAAACGTGGCTTGCCGATGTTTTCTACTTTAATCAGAGAACAGCCATTCCGAAAGCGCAATTCACCACTGAAGCACCGCCAACCAGTGGTACAGGTTCAGTTGGTGCAACAAACTCGACGTTCGTGCAAAAGTCATTTCCGATCAAGCATACGCAGAGCCAACTGGACATCTCAACCTTCGCTGCTAAGGTGGCGACGGTGAATGGTCCCCTCTTCGATATCGAATTGCTCGGCGCTGCTAAGTCGATGGAGTGGCTGGAAGAAACTACTCACATGTGGGGGAGCGCGGCGGCAACGGTCAATACCTATAGACCACAGTGGGACGGTGCAGATCTCTTGATGGCTAGCAAGAACAAGGTTGATGCTGCTACGAACCTGCTTGCACTCAAATATATGGACAATGCTATTGACGCTGTACGTGGTGTCTATGCTGCTGAACTGGGTACTGATTTCTTCTTTGCCATGAGTCCTTCGATGCAGTCCTACCTCAATGGACTCTTCGTTAATCAGCAACGATTCAATATGGGGATGACCAAGATTTTCAGTCGTGACGACTATGGCGATCCAAACGCAACGGTTGCCGACTCTGCTGTTGATGCTGGTATTGAGGTACAGACCTATCGTGGTATCCCGATTGTCATCTCTTCCTTCATCGGTTCGCAAGGTTCTATGGGGGCTATCACCACGACCAACAACACTGGCACTGGCTCAAGTCTCTCAACCTCTACAACTTACTACTATGTCGTAGAGTGTGTCACAAAATATGGATTAACCACTGCCTCTGCTGAAGTTTCTGCCTCTCCTAACGGTTCAGGAAACAATATTGTACTTTCATGGAGCACGCCAGCACCCACTGATGCCTATGGCAATACGATTGATGTCATTGGATATCGCATCTTCAGAAGTACGACAAGTGGTGCTGAGAGCCTGTATGCAGTGGTTGCAGCCTATGATACAAGTGATGCTGCTGTTACCTCCTTCACCGATAGCGGATTGATCCAGAATTCCACCACAACAAACACACTGTCCTGGGCAACTGTTGCTAGTTTAAGCACTAATGCCGTGAGTGATGGTGTTACCTTCCCCCGCGTGCAATCTGGTACTCAGGTTGTTGAGGATATCTGGTTGCTGCCACGTGACCCTGAGATCTTAGTGTGTCCTGAAGTCAATCCTATCCAGACACAAATGCTTGCACCGATCAATGCTCGTACCAGGCAGTTTGCTCTCACTGCTGATAAGACGTTGGCACTTCGTGCTCCTGCATTTATGGCAAAGATTGAACGGGTGAGGGCTGCATAGATGGGTGTCTTGCTCATTCACGATACGAAGACATCTGGACAGGTGGCTCTCTCCGAGGGCAAGGTTGCGGGGCAACATACCCCCGCACGCTACTACGAGCATCAGGGACATTTTCTAGAGGTTGATGGACCTACACATGTTGTTGAGCATGACGTGGCTGAAATCCAGCGAGTGCCTGGGTATCGGCTAGCTACGGCTCAAGAGCAGCAGGCACATGCAGCCTCAAAACGAAAAGCAACGCATCTGACCGAAAGGAAGAGGTGATATAGATGGCTGGAAATCAGCAATTAGATAATAACTATAAACCGATCACTGGATCTGCATCACTTTACGATCCGGTAACGGCGGGATTTGTTGCACAGCAAGCGGGATTAACCGCAAAAGGTACAGATGGCACCGTATACGCCGCAACAAATGCAACCCTTTCTGTTACTCCTCCTGGCATCGCACAGAAGGCAAACA